AAAAGAATGTTTAAAAAAAACCAAAAAAACAAAAAAAAAAAAAAGAAATTCTAAAAAATGCGTTAAGACAAAACGGTTGTCTTTGTGTCACTAATATGGATTGTTTTTTCATATTGTGCCACAACTGAAGTAGAGTCTGTTTCTAATAATGGTGGATAACTATTAATATAACCATTATTGAATAATTCTTGTAAGCTATAATGGTAATTTATATGTTTATTATTAATATTATCTATAAATCTTGGACAAAATGGTAATGTTTTGAATTTTTTTTTGATTAAAGATGCTAATTGATTGGTTTTTTTGTTTTGGAATAGTGGTATTCTTCTTTCTAAATCTTTTAACATATAGTGACTATAATTTTTAGGATTAACATCTAGTATAGTAGTACCATGACCATTTGACACAAAAAATTCAATAGCCATATATTCATTATCTTGAATTCTTAGCTCATCATATTTAGGATTATGTGTAACACATCCATGTAATAATTTGCCACCATGAATTTTCCAAGGTAATATATTATGACCAGCTAAATTATCAATCATTTTTAATGTGTGGTTATCATATTCATATGATTCTACAACTTCTTGGGCGAGTTGACTTAAATCTCCAAATCGACTATCTACCCCAATAGATTTAATAACTGTTTCTACAGCTTCTTGTGATGCTTTAAGTAATGTATCATATTTTTCATCTAAATTGATTGTAAATGCTGAATCAACTATACATCCATCTATATGAACTCCATAATCTATTTTGACAACATCTGACGATTTTAGTATTTGTGTGTCATTATAATATGGTGTGTAATGGGCTGCTACATGGTTTACTGAAATGCCGGTTGGAAAAGCAATCCCATTATTTAGTTGTGGTCCTGCGATTTTGGTTGTTTCATCTTTTATTTTGTTTTCAATTAATTTGCAAATATCACTATATTTAATCCCAGGTTTTAAAAATGGTATAATATATTCTTTGACAGTTGTATGTATTTTACCAGCATTAAAATAGTTATCCATTTACTATACTTGTTAAAAAATATTTAAGTAATAACTAATAATATTATAAAATAATAATTATAAAATAATAATGTTTATAAATAATAATGAGCTATTTTAAAAGTATGGAATTAAAAAAAATATCGATTCTTGAATGGTTAGAAAATTATAATCTGGAAGACTTTCATTATTTAATATTTTTAGATACATTTGGGAACACAAAACATTCTGATTTATTAACAAATATAAAAACAAATATAGATTTACTTTTTTCATTCAATACAATCGATGATTTTTTAGAATCAATTACTATACCAGTTCAAAAAAAATTGTCAGAAAAGTATAATCCAGAATTAATAATAAAAAAACAAGATACAGTTTTAAAACAATTTTCAAGAGCGTTTGAACTATTACAATATCAAAAAAAAGAGTACAAAGCAATGTTAAGTGTATTTGGTATTGATCCATCTAAGGAAAAATATGATAGAGTTATGTCTCAAGAGCTTAGATTTTTAGATAATAAAAAATATAAATATATTAGTAAAAAATCAATAATAGATAAGTTGAACGTACTAAATTTTAATGAGTTATTGGAGGGTAATCAAACAACATTTAATGTATTACTCTCAATACCAATAGATGAAATTAAGAAATATATGAATTTTACTAGTATCATCAATTATAAAATAGTACATGGGATGAAATCCTCATTTACTAAAGAACGATTTGATACATTTATTGATACTAATCAAAAATTAAAAGACTTTGTATCAGAATTAGATCAGATTAATAATTATGATTTAACTTATATAATTAATCAATTAAAATTAAATTTTGATGCGGAATCATTATTATATAGTCATTACAATGATTTAGTAGTCTATTTTTTTAATCCGTCTGTTCGTTTAGATTCAGAAATAACAGACAAAATATATACCACATTATTTCCAGATAATGACCATAAATATATAGATGAACAATTTAGTAGAATCCCTAATAATATACCAGAAACAATACTTACGAACACTTTTATGAAAAAAAATAAGATGCGTGTATTTTTAATTGTAGGTCATGGCTCATCAACTTCTATCAGTGATTATACTAAAAAAAAACGGGTTGATTTTGAAAAGATGTTCTCTAATGTAAGAAAGAAACAAAATCGTTCGAAAAAAATTAAATACAATACTGATAATTTAAATATTGTTACTACACAACCTGTCGGAAGATTTGCTATACCAGTTATTCATGTATTTAATAAAATATTTGGCTATAAACATAGAAATACTTTTTTACAAGGCTTAGTAAATGCCACTAATCCCGAACATTTACAATTACTAAATAAATTAGTAACTATATATTGGAATTATTATTTTATAAAAAATACATGGTCAAAAATATACCCAAGCACAGAACTATTACCACCATATCAGAAAAAATCACGTTTAAAATCATATCAAGATATGTTAGTATCTTCGGGATGGGTAACAAAAAAAATGTTTAAATATCCAGAAAATGAAACAACAACATCTGATATAGTAAATTTTGTTAAATATGGTGTTAAATATCCCCCTATTGACACTCAATTTAATTTTACACCAAATCACAACGAACAATTACTAGGAATATTTGAATTAAATGAAACTAATGCACATGATTTAATCGACTTAAATAATAAAATAAAATCTACTATAGATGGTGAAGTTCCAGATAGTAAATTAAAATTAGGGTTAAAATTAGGTGAAGTATATGGAATAGATGAGACTATCCCAGAAACAGCAGATGAAATTTTAAAATATAATATGGCATTAAAACCTAAAATTAGTAATATATATACATTAGAAGAATTAATCGAATTAATATATTTAGAAGGAGATATTAAAAAAGATGAACAAGTTGTAATATTTGATAATGCCTGTAGAGGACTAAGTTCATTAATACGAGATTCCCGTCTTGCTACACGCACTTACAATTCACACAGTAGTCTTTCTCCAGAGGAGCAATCGAAATTAGGAATATTAAGATCTAAATCTATTAAGGATTCATTAAATATCTTTAAAAAGGGTGGAAGCACTAAAAAACGGTATGGAAGGAATAAAAAACGGTATGGAAGCACTAAAAAACGGTATGGAAGGAATAAAAAACGGTATGGAAGCACTAAAAAACGGTATGGAAGGAATAAAATAAATAATTTGTTATAATATTTTCATTATACTGGTTATAAAATATTTAAGTAAAATATTTAAGTAAAGTATTTAAACAATATTATTTAATAAATATATATATTTGTAATTAATAAATGGGTGGTAGTAATATTCAATTAGTTGCAAGAGGACCACAAGATTTTCATTTGACAGCAAACCCACAAATTACATTTTTTAAGACCGTATTTAAAAGACATACTATTTTTTTTAAAGAGGTATGTCGTATTTTTTTTTCTGAAAACACCCCATCATTAGGTTCAACTGATATAATTGCGAAAATAAAGAAAGAAGGTCATTTATTATCAGATTTATATTTAGAAGTAGATATAACTGGTACTGTAGATGTTCCTGGTAAATTTACAGTGAATCATTTTGGAAATTCGTTAGTTAAAAAGGTTGAATTAGAGATTGGTGGATTTGTGGTAGATACTTATTATTCACAATGGTCACAGATTCATGAGGAATTAACAACTAATATTAATCATCCATCTGAATCAATGAGTGATACAAATGGTGGATTAGATACTCATTTGTCATTATTTAATAATTTTAATTCATATGAGATAAATAGCAATAATAGAGTTAATGGAAATTGTCCATTAATTTTTGGTGGATTAGGAAAGCATGGTGATATTACAAGTGCTGGAACATATACAAAAAAGATTATAATACCATTGAAATTTTGGTTCACAAAAAATCCAGGAATGTATTTACCAATCTCAGCTATATATAAGCATGAAATAAAATTAAAGTTTTCGTTTGAAGAAGAATCGAAATTAATTGGGAGTACTAATATTACTAACTTAAAAACTAAAATTAAATTGTTTGGTGAAGTTATTCATTTAGATGATGATGAAAAACGTAGATTTAGCCAATCTAACCATGAATACATTATAGAACAAGTTCAATTAAATAATAACGGTCCTTCTATGACATCATCTATAGAAGATTCCTCTATTAGTAATCAATTGATAAATGTAAATTATGAATTGAATTTTTTACATCCAATAAAGTATTTTGTTTGGGTAATAGTGAATGAAGGTTTAGAAAACAATAATTCTGGTCAAGGACCATGCTATTTTACATCATTATGTTCAAATTCTATATATGGTAATGATGGAAATGATGGAACTGTTGAAATATTATTAAACGGTAATGAAAGAGAAATGTCTTTACCAATGATATATTACACACGATTATATCCTAAAAAATATTCTAAAAATGTACCACAATTAGACCGTATAGGGATGTATTCATTTGCATTGAATCCATTTGATATAGAACCTTCTGGGACATGTAATTTTTCTAAAATAAATCATAAAAATATTAAAATATCATTTGCTAACAATAATTTAGAAACTATAAAGAACAAACCATTATATTTTTTTGCTGTAAATTATAATGTCTTTATTATTAGTGATGGAATGGCAGCAATTAGATATACTTAAAGATTATACTATAAATATTAGTTATAAATGAATAATCATAATTTAAATAAAGCTACTGCTATGGGACATATTATAGTCGATGAATTACAACATATTGGGCATGATTTTATAAATAATGCCATTGGGTTATCTGTACCAATCATAAATACAATGGCACAAACAAATTTAAATACACCAAATAATATTAATAATATTAATTATTATAGAACTGATAGTGATGATAAAATACTCATATGTTGTGAAATACCAGGTGTATCTAAAGAGAATTGTAAATTAAACTATACGAATAAACTATTAAGAATACAATGTTATACAATGTATAACGAAGAATGGGAATTTATAACTAACAAAAAATATTATCGTGAAATAAATGTTGGTTTAATATTAAATGAAAACATTAAAGCAACATATGATAGTGGGTTATTGAAAATTACCATTAAGAAACATAGTATAGATATAGAATCAAATATAGATATTAATTAATTTATTTATAGATTAAGTATTGTAATTATAGATTAATAATAATTTTGTATGGATATTAAAGATTTTATTAATAATAAGTGTGTGTGTATAGTTTTTTTTACAAACCAATATTTTATTAGTTTAAACAAACAAATTATGAATTTAAGTATAGATTTAGATATCAATAAATTTAAATTTATAGATAGCCTTAAAGAATCTACTATAATTGAAAAATATAATATAACGAGTGTTCCTTTTTTTCATATTTATAAAAATGGCATTTTGATTGAAGAATTGTTTGGAAATTATTCGGATATTTGTAACATAATACGGTTACATTTTTAGATATTTATTCTTAATACATAGTATGAAGAAAGGTGATATAGTGTTAATTCATACGTTTGATGATGGAAATCATAGATTTAAAATGTATGATAATGAATGGAAAATAATTAATATAATGTATAATGGTGGAAAATTAGAATTATCGAATTGTAAAGATACTAACATCAAAATTAATTCTATATCGAGTTGGAAAACACGGTTATGTAATTTAATTTAATAATAATTTATTATAAATATATAATGATAAATGTAATAATATTTTTGATTGTTATTTGTATTTTAATAGTATTATTGAATAGATGGAAAGAACAATTTAATAGTGATATTATCAAGTTTTTGACTATAGATGATGCATGTGATGTTTTAAAAAATGTTAATTATAAATACAATACATTGGATATGAAATTAAGATCTATAGATGGAGATTATATAAATAATATATACAGGTTTTATTGTGATAATTTATTGAATTTTAATTCAACCGATAAAAAATTAATTAATTGGTTAGTAAATGGAATGAAACAAAAAATGCCTGAAAATTTAAAATTCATATTAAAAAATATGAAAATCGCTAAATTTAAAAATAATGTTGAAAATGGATATCCGCATACAAATTATGATATTGTATTTGTGTCTGAAAGTTTCATTAATTCGTTATTTGATTATTACAATAATAATAATATAAATGAAGCGATTAAAATGATTGGTGTAGTAATAATACACGAATGTGTTCATGTGTGGCAACGAAAAAAACCAAAAGAATTTTATGATTTGTACAATAACTATTGGAGATTTAATAAAGTAGACAAAATTTATAATTCTAACTATTTAGATTCAATAAAACGATTTAATCCAGATGGCGTTGATACAAATTGGATATTCAATTTGAAGGGAAAATATATATTGTTCATAAGTGTATATTCAAAAGATGCTAAACATATTGGGCACGTAGATTATATAGGATTATATTTGGAAAAGTCTGGTAATAAATATATTATGCCAAAAGGTTCTAAAAAACATAATTTAATTGATATGAAAGAATTTAAATATTTTTTCAAAGATTTGTATGGAAATCATTATCATCCAAATGAAATCAGTGCTGAACTAATGTCAATATATTATTTGAAAATGATGGACATATCCCATCATAAATATACAAATATAGCTTATAAAAACATGTTACTGTGGTTCAAGTCATTATTGTAAATTCATATTAGAAATTACACTGTTCTGCGATGGTTTTAATTAGATCTGGATCCTGAACGTTGTATGCTATAGCAAGAATCTGAGCCTTTTTTTCATTAATGGGTGTATCTGGTTGTAAATTAGATACCAACTCACTAACATTGGTATCATCCTTTAATTTTTGTAAAAGATTGTCGAGGGGAGTAGAACCACCAACAAGATATTTAGAATTTTTGTGAGATCTGTTTTTTTGATATTTGTTATTGTTTTTTCTAGATATTTTTTTATTATAATTCATTTATAAAATATATAAAGAAAATAAATATGTTGGATAGCACACTAATAAAATTGATTTAAATTTTTATATTGAATATAAATATACATAATGGCAAAGTGTAGTTTTTGTAAATCTAAATTAAAAATTATAAACTATAACTGTAGATGTTCAGAAACGAATAAATATTGTAGTAAATGTCGATTACCTGAAAATCATAATTGTACATATGATTTTAAGACACATAGTAAAAAACAATTAGAAAAAATACTAATTAAAGTAGAATGTGAAAAAATTATTAAAATATAAAATGACATTCATTAGCATTAGAACGAAAGTGATTTGATTTGTTATTGCGTTTGGAATTCAATGAATCTTCAGGTGTCATAACTATATTCCGTACGCCCTCCCATCTCTGGGAGGCTGGACTGCGCTGCGGCGGGCTTTCTGGGAAAACTTTCCCTCCATCCCCTGAGCAACATCTGCCGTCAGATTGGCTTTCTCCTCATCTCCCATCTCCGCTTTTTTTCCTTTTTTCTTGTTTCTTTCCATTTCAATCAGACCCTTTTGTTGTCGGGATAAACTGTTGCGCCATGCTGCCGTACGGAAAGCTGGCTTTCATATTCTCATTCCCCAGCCCAATTGGCCCAGGCCGCCTCTGCGTCTCTTTGTCTCCAATCTAGTTCTGTTTGTTCTTTTGCAAGCAACGCTTTATTTTTCTGTATCCGTTTGTTGGCGGCTGCTTGTTGTTCCTCCGTGAGCTCCAATTGGAACTCATTTTATAATTCAGAATCGCTTGCCATTGATCGCTCTTCTTAATCGCTTTCGGCAGCTTCCTCTTCCCGTTCTAAGCGGCGCTTCTCGTTGAATGCCTTCATTTCTCGTGCCAGTTTCTGCTCATCATGGAGAATGTCTTTCTGCATATCCGCATACTTATCGTCGCCATACACTTCATCTTCTTCGGCAGCCCCCTCCACCACCACCATCTCCTCTATTCTTTCCTTCCTCTCTTTCTGTATTGTATCTTTTAAATCTGTTATTTCCTTCGCCTGCTCCTGCACATTCTCATGCAGTAGTTCCTCCAATTCTTTGGCAATATTTAGTTCGTTCTCTTGCCTTGCTATTTCTTCGTTCCTCACATCAATTTCTTCAAATTGTAGCAACCTCTCTTCTTCAAGAGCAGCAATATTCTCATTTGCTTCTTTTATTTTTTCCTCTCTCTCTGCCTCGGCCTGGGCGTGCAGCAGCTTCAATTCTTCAATCGTCTGTGCTGCGTCTAATCTTTCGTCGTCAAGGACGACGGCTTCCTCCTGTATGGCTTTCAGCGCATTTTCCAGTTGGGATACTTTGGTTGTATGAGTGTGCTGGAGGTTGGCCAGATCATGTGCGCCTTTTCGATATGCCGTCTCAAGCTCTGTAATGCGATTCTGTCGCGAGGCGAGGCCTTGTTCGAATTCTTTTTCTTTCTGGATTGAAATAATTAACTGTTCTTCAAGTTTTTTTTTTTTGGTTGCATCTGTTGTAGCAGCTATATTTTTTTCCATTTCTTCTTTTATTTG